CAAAATCGAAAGACCGAAAGCAAGTACAAATTTGTACTGACTGCTCCACGAGACCTTCTTTATGTTTGAAACAAATACAGGGATGATCACACCGATTACCAATTGATACAACGTTTCCGCAGTCAACATTCCCATAACACTCTCCTTACTAACCTGTTAGTTAATTAATGTTCTTACTGGATTCGAGAAGGGTTTTTACTTTTTCTTCAAGATCCTGAATACGGTCCAGCATACGCAGTTTTTCGTGCTCCATCTGCTGAATCTTTTGCTCTAACTCCATCTGCTTTTGCCTCTCTGCTAAGTTGTCACTAAGTAACTCTTCGTTTTTCTTACGCAGTGACTCGTTGTCTACTTCCAGGGACTCAATCCGCGAAAGAAGACTTTCTTGGAATTTTGTGTTTGTGTCCTGGCTGCTTTTTCGAAAACCTATCCAGGTGATCAACAAGGTAACCAATGCGCTTATAGCAGCCGGAATTGTGTTTTCTTCGGTCATACATCCTCCTGGATATCGAGAAGTGATGCATGAATATAGCCCAACCAGTTACAATTGTACCACAAGTTGTTGTTGTTATATACTGAGCCCTCCGTGCTGTTTGCCTCGATAACTACCGTACTTCCTTGAGGGAAGACGGCAATAATGTTATTTCCAAATTCTGGTAGGCTACGTACGTTACAGTTTACCCGAAGCTTTGCAATTTTGTAGGGTTTTTCTAAAGATTTTGACCACTTTAAAAATTGTGCGTCTGTAAAACCTGACGGATCTATTTTTCGCCCAGCCGGTCTCGCAATAAAGCGATGAGTTACAAGCTCTAATCCCTTATGAATTCGAGCCAACCGAGTCAAGCCGGCAAACATGTAACCAGTCCAGTTAACTTCTTTAGGTGTAAAGTGAACCTCAACTCCAATTGAGTTGAGGTTTGCGTATGCATCCCTACTTACCTCGCCTGCGTGCCAAGCAACGTAATGTGTAGGATCTAACACCTGATAGATTGTCCCGTCTTTTCCAATTAGGTAATGAGCGGAAACATTAGGAGAATTTACTAAAAACGCTAGCTCAGCCTCACTTTTTGAGTTAGCTGCGCCATTAGTAGTGTGAACAACAAAGGACTTATACGGGCTGTTCCCCGTTCTCAGGCTGTAACCTTGTCCCGGTTTCAGCACCAGGTTCTTCTGGTGCTGCGGGTTGTTGTTGATTTGCGTCATCAGCTTCTACCTCAAAACTTATTTTTTGTTGCTCTTCCTCATAAGTCGACCCATATAACTGGGCGATAGTATCCTTGCTGATAGCACCAATTTGCTGAGCTTGTATAGCAAACTGGGTCAGTGCGGTCATGTCCTGGAATTGAATTGGGCTAAAATAAGGTTTAGGCCAAGAAGTCAAATTGTTTCGTTCTGCAAGATTTTCGTAAAACCACTCAATCCAGGAGAGAAGTCGATCGCGAACTTCCGTAAGTGTTGCCATTGGTCCAAGCGATGCTATGCGGCTGTCGGAAGAATTACTACGAAGCGACTCACCCACAGTAAGAATCCGAGGAAATCCAAGGGCCAAGAAAATGTCTGCATTAGGTTCTGCATACTTTGATTCATTCAGCAGCGCATCAAGTGGTGGAAGAACCCATTTGATGTCTACAGTGTGATTAGTAAATAAATTGAAAACTCGATCACCTGATGCGGCTGCTTGAGCTATTGCCGTTTGGGTCGACTCGATGTCGTCGTCCGTCGCCGGAAACTCGTCACTACCTATTTTTACCTGACGTAAAAGCTCAATAGAACGAGAAACAATTGTCCGGTCCATAATTTTTAAATATTCTTTATGCTGCATTGCCGAAAGAGCGTTTTGCAGGTAGGGTAGCGGATAATCACTGTACGAAACAATGTCTCCGTAGATAGCACGTGTGTCTGTCAACGGGAACGTTCGTTGTCCTGCTTGGACAGCCCGCACATACTCAGGAGACTGCTTCAGCAGTTCTCTGTATGCCTCGACATCATCTGTGCCATCCATCCGTTTACCCTTACCCATAATAAAGGAAATTTCATCATCCGGAATTTCCAAATATACCGCACGCTGAGTCCCTGTCGGTCTTTTTCTCAACCGAATGTTGCTCGCGTTACGAACCCACATGTCTTCAGGTACTTCGACACGTTTTCGAGTTAAGCTTGGGTTTAGTTTGTTCATCATAACCGTCTTGTACGTAATTCCGGGAACAACTAAACCATGGATAAAATACTCAGTCGCCATTAGTTTGAGAAATGGTTGAATTTTTTCGGCAACCGCATCAAAAAACAAAGCGTTATTGTCATCTTCTGTTTTTTTATTTCGCAGCTTAGTAATCCCGAGATTTACCAATCGGTTAATAACAGTCCGCGCAATTGTATCGCGCTCATAGAAATGCCGACAGAAGTGAATAAGTTCGTGGTATGAATACTTCTTAGTATTATCGAACGGCTTGTTTAAGGGGTCGTAATACCCTACGACGTTAAGGTTATACGTGAATATTGGGTTTGGCGAAAACCCGGCTACTGCCTTGTTTGAAAGTGGTTTAGTCATAATTACCTCGAAGTATTGTAGGCCGCTGTCTTAGCGAGCGACGTACCTTTAGAAGCAGGTACGGGAACTCGAAGTGCGCCGATAAAACAAAGATAGCTCGCATAGATGTGGTCATCGTTACTTTCTCCGTGACCGCGAGGGGATACCACGAAATAATGCATGTGTCCGGATGCTCGACGTTGCCGTGCAACGCGCTCTAACTGAGAAATTCCCTCAGCATCAACTTCTGAAAACACTAGAGTACCGTTTGTAATTTGGCGAATAAGTTCATTAGTAGCCCATGCCTTAAACGACTCAGTAATTTCCTGACTGTCTGAAATAGATCCGACACCAATCTTTTCATTAAACTGGACAGCTTCTAATTTTGAAGCATACTGACCGCTGGCAAACTCAGGACGCGTTTTAAGGCTTTGCACAATGCCTGCACCGCCACCACCAGCACCGACGTCGATCGCAATTCTACTTGCGTTATACGCACGCGCTAAATAATCAATAATGCGCTCTTGTTCCGGATAGTCAATGCGCTGAATCCGATACCGAACCAACGAGTGCCAGATGCCATCAATAGATCCAAATACTTGCAGTATGGTAGGATCGCTGAAACCAGTATCAATTGCAAATACAATACTTTCGCACTTAGGAAGTTTTACAACCGGCAATGCTTCTTGGTAAGTACGCCCCTTATCTTTGTCGGCTCCGCTATAACGGTACGTATAAAAATCAAACGGGAGAATCTTCATCTGATCTCGCGATATAACTTGAAAAGACGGAGAACCGTGCTTTCCTAAAATTAACTGTTGGAATACATCAGAAGATTCGCCACCAAATTTAGAAAGTGCGTCGTCCCAGTCAGCTTTTGTGAAGTACGGATTGTTTGGTGCTGGAATTCGATACTTTTTAAACTTGGGAGTTTTGACATCCAAAACATACAGAGCTGTGTTACGCATACCGTTTGGTACTCCAAAGTAACGCTCCTCTACTTTAGGTTCCCACGTATTCAACGTAGGCTGCATTTGATCAAACGCCGGCATCGGGAATAACTGAAACTCGTCGCCCATAATTTTAGGAATGTGCAAACCAACCAAGTTATTTTCACCTTTGCTACCAGCGATACGAGCATTTAAACGATGCCGTCGAGCTCCCATTTGAAAGTCTAGTGTTCCTTTAGACCTATTGACATTGTTATTCAAGAAGTCTTTTAGAAGGGGAGAGACAGTAAATTTTAAAATTACTTTATCGAGAATAGGAGTTAACTGGCTGCTGTTAGGCGTCACCATAAGTTGCTCAGGGGTTCTAGGAAACTCGATAGATGAGTTAAGAACTTGATAAGTTATCAAGTCTTCTAGAATAACTGAGTTGTGTACAACAATGTTTTCACTTATGTACGTTTCATCGTGGTAAACGTGTATTGAGTAAGTCAGTTGCATTCCGTGCCGCTGCTTACTGCTAATGGGCTCCCAAGAGTACCAGTCAAGTACCGAGTCAGTTGTTTTTAAATTTACTGATACACCCGGAACTTTAAAATGGCTCCAAAACGCGTGAGCGGCGCTTTTGTCATAAGTTTCTACAATCCACTGAGAATCGTCAATGTCAAAAATATGGTGCTCTTCGGCATGATCGGCGACTTTATACGATTTTGTTTTTATACCGAAGTAGAGAAGAAGCTCCTGCCAATCTTGAACATACTTCCAATTAAAGAGTTTAATCTTTACGGATTCAAGCGAAAGATCCCCGTGCTGAGCGTAAGCAGCCTCTAAAAATACACGAATATTATCCAGCTTCTGTGTTTTAAGCCAGTCAAGTTTAAACACCCGACGATAATCTTTTCCATACGCACCCAGCTCAATCTTAAGTTGATTGAGGTAATGCCTTACTCCGCCTGCTTTCATACGCTCAATATAAACTTTACCAGACTCGTCTTTTCTGTACTGCAGATACAACGAGTTAGCTATTTCTTTAATCTCCGCGTCAATACGTTTGTAACGTGGGACTATTGCGCCCGCAGGTTTAAAGTACACACTGCCGGTGGCGAGATAACCCAAAATACGAAGTTCTGCCCAGCTAAGCGTGTTATGCACGCAGTGATCCGTAGGAAGTTTGTTCATAACCGCTACGACATCACCAACTTCTAAATCCTGCATAAGGACAAACCCTTTCGGCGTCATCACCGGATGCACGTCGGTAGCTTTAAGACTGTGTCCCGACTTAGTAGTGATTGAGTAGCATTTTTTCCATTTGTCCTTTCGAACGAATGCGCGCCTTTGTGTAAAGTCTCCTTTAACTGAATAACCGTACGTTATAAAAGAGGGCTTTTTTAAAAGAGCTGTAATTGTCTGATATCCCTCGTTTGTGAAAACTCGGGCAGAGGCAGGCTGACACTTACCAATAGCACGACCGCCAGTCACAACAACATGACGTGACTGATCAGTCAATATCTCTTTCTGATAAGGCCGGAAAGAAAACTCCTCCTCCGGCCAGTTGCCCCTGTTCATATCGGCATTGTTAGTAGAGCGCAGAAACTCGTTAAGCCAAACAGGATCTTCGAGTATCTCTAAGAGTGCTAATTCCGCATCGTCAATCTTCGCTTTTAACATCGTCTTCCTCTGCCTCCTCTTCCTCGCCTAAGACAACATCGTCCTCGATGTCGGATCCTTCGCTCCCAGAGGATCTCGCTTTCTTTACAGAATAGCGGTGTTTTTTACGCCAGCCTGCGTCTTTGATATCAAAGAAGATATCTTTTTCGTCGCGCTCGGCGGTTACTGGTTTGTTACACTGATTGCAGTTAACTTTAAGTTCAAATGCACTGTGATCGTGCATAATTGAAAATCGCGAAAGGAGTATTTTACAGTTTGGACAATACAACTTAATAAGCCGACGCTCAAGAAAATCTTGGGCAGTCTGCTTTAAATTGACAATGTACTCCGCCACAGATTCGGAGGAATTCTGATTGCGTGTCTTTCGGTCAAGAGCGAGGGCTCGTTCAAGTTGTAGATTACGTTCAATAATGTCCTTCAACGAAGAACTTAATCGTTGAATCATATCAATATTGTCTACTGGGTCATCTTGCGTCAGTTCCTGCAGTTTTGCTTGAACGCTTTCAACAATAATCTGATTGTTGATCAGCATTTCCAAATTGGCTTTATCATTTGGGGATGATAGTGTCGCCAAGTCGTATTTATCCGAATAGTCCTTCAAAATCTCATCAAACCTTCGGTTCTTAGCCATTTGCCCTCCAGTAAGTGAGAGATACTAGTACCAAAGTACATAGTATCTCTCACCAATGTATCTAATAATTTGTCAGCGAATCGGACATGCGCCGCCTTCACAGTCCGTACCCAAGTCATCGTCAACCTCTACATTCTCGTGCTTTTCGAGAAGTTCAATGATAGAAGATCCTGTTACACTGGCGACTTCAGCCAACCGACGCGCATACTCAAGTTCGTCAATTGCCTCGTATGGCATCAGCGGGTAAGCAGTTGTGAACTTTGGAAGGAATGACACACCGATGTAGTCTTCCCACTTGCTAAGCAGCAAATCAATAACATCGTTAACTTCTTCTGGACTGAAGGTCACCGTAATTGATGTGTTGTGATCGGTCCAGTACTTCTGCAAAATAAAGTAACGATTAAGCTGCTCAACAGCACTTTCCATTGCCGAAGCCTTCTTGGCAGACGTTTTAATTGGGAATTCTACAACCCAGGTCAGCGCGCTTTTGAGCGTTGCTTCCTTGTCCACATCGCTCATGGCTGCAAAAACTTCAGGCATGCACGAGGTGGCTTCTGGGAAGATTGGATACCCTGACTCGCGCATAGCCTGAGCCAGCGGGTCCTTTGACGAGATACGCACGCGTCGAACGTACAGAGGGGCGTAGGAGGCGTGTGCGCCGCTCGATACCGTAGGAAGCTGTGCAATCGTACCAGACGGCTTCACAGTAGTTACCAGCAAAGGCGTAGGGATTCGCAAGCTACTTGCGTACGTGTCGGCTGACTCATTAGCGACCATGTTTAAAATTTCCAAAACACCACGCAGGGTGTGGAATTGCAATCGCGAGCGACCAGTGCGATCTTTGTAGATTGTGCGAATTGGGCTGCTTTCTTCTTCAGTAGTAGATACACCTAAAGCATCAAATGCTTCGACATACCCAGTCAAGCTTACGCCCGTCAGACGGTCGCGCTGCTGTACTTTATCCCAGTGTGGGAGTTCGAGCTCGAGCGTAGCCATGCGAACGCCCAGACGCGTAGCTTGAGTCACTGCGGACTCAAGAGCGTCCAAGTCAAGAAATCCGCCGTACTGATCAAACTTCACAAAATTGCGAACGTTAACTTCGCTAAGATTGCAAACACCGTTATCAGCCAGCAAAATTTCAGCGCACGGGTTAGTACCGGCATACCAAGGGCGACGTTTTGCCGCGGCTACGGCGTTAATAAAACCAGGCTCGCCGTTATTCAAGATGCGGCTAAACAACTGCGTAAGCTGTTCTTTGGTTGGTTTCTCAGTGAAATACACTGAATTGTTGCTCATCGAACGAAATCGCTTGTCCTCTTTGGCGGGGTCGGACCAAAGGTCGACTTTAGCGTCAAGTACCGCAGTATCGTTAATGTCAAACAGGGTGATCTCGGAAGAACGACGAACGCCGCCAACAACAACGGCCTCGCCAATCAAGTTCATCACGTCCATAGCCTGCAGCGTTGAAAGACGGTCGGTACCCTCGTTCAAAACTTTAACAATCTTCTCGTACATATCCCGCAATGCTTGATGGCCACTTGCACGACCGCCGAAAGTTTTCAGTTGCTCGCCTGCAGGACGAACGTTATCGTAGTCTACTACAATTTTTTTATAACCCTTAAAGAAAGCCTCGAACAAGGCTTCCAAACCCCAAACCCATCCCTCTTTACTATCGCCAATAGTAAGAGACATCACATCACCGTCTAGTGCGTACCGTGACAGCTCTTCGCGATCTGCTTTGCGCTTAGCGTTGTATTCTTTGTGCTCAATAGATACACCAGTGATCAACGACGGAAATTTAACGACGTCCTGCGGCAGTACGCGAAAACCCACGCCAGTTCCGAGCATCATTAGGTAAAACGCATCCAGAAATGCCTGAACGTCATCAACAATCATGAATGAGCAGTTAAAGTTTGAAAGCGGGTATTTCTTGGCAGCTTCAGTACCACCGGTCCACAAAGTGCGGCCCGCTGGAAAAACTGAAAGATTATACATAGCCTCAAAAAGATCACGTGCTTCAATTTCTTGACGCTGTCGGTCTGTCATTGTATCGAGGCTCATACTGTACTCAACAACACGAGTAACAGTTTCTTTCCAAGTTTCACGTCGTCGTTTGCTTGGCAAATACCGACTATAAGTACGCAGATAGACAAACTGACCGAGCAAGCTCGGCCATTGTGGGTTATCTTCAAATTTGTTTAAAAATGACTTACTAAGTAACATCGTTAGCTCCTATATTCTCGTAATAATGAACTGTCGGATCAGTAAACGCAAAGTCGGTCATTATACTTTTGACTGACTTAAGGTTATCCATGTAGGCAACATGGCTGACCATGTGATTCCGCAGCTTGTTCATAAAGAGCTGCGGATCCTCCCCGTTAAACGCAACCACTACTGTGTATGGGTCTAACCGATCATCCTTGTTAGATGCAACAGCAAATCTAACTATGAATGCGCCATTGTCTTCTTTCCAGTCTACAATGCGAAATCTCATCGAGTATCTCCATCACCTTGGATAACCCCGCGCTGCATTCGAGAAGCAAGTTTCTCTGCGTTGTGCCACGCTAAGTTTTCAAGAGTTTGACCCATATCGTCAACGCAACAAGTCACATACCAGAGAACATCACCAAGCTCGTCAAAAAGACGTTCAGCAGTTTCCTGATCAATTTGACCGTCATGATCGCGCAAAATCTTCTTCATTTTTCCCGCAACTTCACCAGCTTCTGAAGCAAGACCGAGAATCGGATAGATTAACCGATAGCCCTCGGAATACTTCTTTGTAGACACCACAAACGCCTGATACTCACTCCAATTCAACGAAGCATCTTCCATCTTTTTCCTCCACCTAGATAATATTAAACACTGAGAACATGATAACATATAATTTAAATAAAAACAAAACATACTAGATTTAATATCTAATATGTAAACATATGTTATATGCGCTTCTCTTTTTTTTTCTCTTGTGGGATTATAACAATCACGTCAAGTAATTAGTATTAGAATTGCATTAGACAACCTCACTTACAAAAACTCTCCGCTTTTATGCTATGATAGTAGCGGGTAATTATGCCCAAAATAACTTGTCAGGTGATTTTATGAGATATGTCAGATGTATGTTTTGTGATGAAAGGCGGAAAAGTGGTGATTTTCTCTGTGCTGCTTGCCGTACTCTATACGGACCGTATTCAGAAGAGGAATGGTTTTCAGAATTAATTCAAATGGAAAAAAGACAGCGGAAGATTACAAAACTTGAATCAACTAACTTTGAAGTTGATCATCTTCCAAAAGAACCCGAGCGTTACTGGGGATCTTCTCGTCCAAGAGGCAGACCGAGAACAACCGACATCATCGAATCTTTTATAAAAAGCGTGTATTCGGCTAATCACTCAGTAAGGTCTTTAACTAAACTATGTAATGCAACAGGTTTAATTGTTTCTCGCGAAAGTGTTCGTATGATTATTAACAAGCTAAAGTTGACAAAAAATTAAGGATACTATTAGAGGACACTTTTGGAGGGGTATATGCCAATTAACATTCCGTCTACGACGACGACAACTTTGGGGACAATTGAAATAGTTGGAGACTTGTCAACAACCCATTATCAACAATTTGTAATTACGAATCCAAGCGGTGTTGCACTGGGAACTGATTCTTTTCCTTTACCAGTCAGCATAACGATGGATGGTTCTTTTACACAAGCTTTTAATCAAAACACGACGCTTTTTCCAAATGGTGCAGCTTACTACAACGAACCCGTAGATAATAGCGGCCCTGAGCTTCAAAATGGCGAGCTTTCTGTTTTACGATCAACTGCTAAAGGTGGTTTGAAAACTGCTGGTGACGGCAGAGTAAACGAGTTAATTTCTACTATTGCCGATGGTTACGACGACATTTATGTTGTTGAGGACACATTCGATCCTTTGACAATGGATGTCATTGATCCGTACGGTGATTTCTTTGATACGTCTCGCAATAATATTAGATACATGTATGTTCCGATGATACGTTCTGGTTGGAGAAAGCTTTCGTTTTCTTTCAAGTCTTCCGTCGCTGGATCAATTTCCGTTTACGCTGATTTTGGTTCTGTAACAGCAGATTTGCAAATTGCCTCTGCTCCTGTTTTTCCCGGAGCACGCTACGGATTTGTACCGGAACCAATAACCGCTACTGGTATCATTACAAGCATCCCGATGTTGGCGAGTGCCGTAAACGCATTTATTATTTGTTTTACGCCTTCCGGCACAGCATCAGGAAATTTTGAGGTTCACTTAGTTAGAGGTGCTTAAATGAATGAAGAATCCGAGTACCTATCTCCTAGGCAAGAAGATCTTGTCGAAGAGCTAGTCAAAATAGCAGATGAGTATGGTAAATTTGGTTGGGGAGTTGATAGCGAAGGCTCTCACTACACCCCTGCTGAAAAAAATCCGTTTAAGGCGGAGGGATTAGTCTGCGCTAACTGCGCTTTCTACGCTAAGGATAGCGAAAGTTGTTCGATTGTTATTGGTCAAATTGAACCAGAAGCCATTTGTAAATTTTGGGTTATTGAAAACACTGACCTGAATATTCCAGATTTTGTTGAAGTTCCTATGACTGAGAATACGGAAGAGGAGGAGGAAGACAGCAATGAAACCTACTCTGCTGCTAAATACGCTAACATTAATTTCTCTCCCCCGGCAGGTGTAAGATCCGCTGCAAAGCGAGGCTTGGCACTGCACAAAGAAGGGCTTAGTGGAGACGGTTTAGAACCCGCTACTGTGGCCTGGGCAAGAAAGTACGTTGCGGGTCAATCAGTTAGTCCCGAACGAGCTCGAATGGGTAATAGATTCTACGGGAGAAATGCAAGGTTTGCTAACGCACCGAAAGATTCACCCGCTTGGGTTTCTTGGTTACTTTGGGGAGGGGCAGCAGGGAGAGGTTGGTTTGCGCGCCTAGTAAGACAAATGAATAACGCTGACAAAAAAAGTTCGGCATCTGTGAAGGGTGGTTTGCGACTGGCACAGAAGTCAGATATTAACCATCCGTTCATAAAAGAAATTGAAGTTGTTCTCACAGACTTTGAGCCTAACGCTAATGGCGAAGGTATTTCAAGATCAGAGATTGACAATGTAATTCGCACTTCCCGGTTAACACCGATTAAAATATCGGTGTCTGAGAGCGGTTACGGGGGCCACACTGGAGCACATCCTGTGGGAGCCATAACCGAGGCGTTCGTAGACACGTACGAAGGACGCGATGTAATTATGGGGCGCGCTTTCATCTGGAAAGACCAATACCCCGCAGTTTATGATCTGCTAAAAACACGCGCTGACGAAAACGAGTTTATCGGAACTTCTTGGGAAGTGTACTACACCTCTGCCGAAGAGGTAAATGGCATTAACTGGCTTAAAGACGTTGTCTTTGCAGGTACATGCATTGTAGATAATCCCGCCTATGGAAATAGAACTCCGCTACTTTCAGTAGCAGAAGAGAAGGAAAAAATGGAAGAACTGAAAAAACAAATTGAAGAACTTACGGCCTCTTTGGCCGAGAAGGAGAAAGAAGCAAATGAATTACGGATCAAAGTCCAAGCCTTCGAAGAAGCCGAGCAGCATGCCAAAGCCGAAGCCCGGAAAAATGAAGTAATTTCTCAGCTTTCCTCTGTATTCGGTCAAAGCGAAATTGAGCAAAAGCTCGAATTCTATCTGTCGCTTTCTGACGACGTGTTGAAGAAGATTATTGGGGATCTCCAAAAAGCTGCTCCTGCAAGCAAGTCGACTTCAAGCACCAAAGAACCTATTTCAATTCCAGAACCCCTGAGCTCGGCAACTGATTCAGTCAGTCCAAAAGCTTTGGCAGACTTCTTGAAAAAGAATCCTAAGGTCTAACTTTAGTTCTTTTTCACAAGACGAATATACCGAAAGACTACGGAATTAGTCTAAATTTTAAATGAGGTAATTAAAAATGGCAGTTATTGTAACCACGCAATTCAGCCGACAGGGTGTCGCAGCTTCAACAATCGTTGAGGGCCGTGCCGTTGTTGTTGGCGCTTCGGGTGTGCGTGAAGATTTGCCCAATGTGACCTATGCGAGTGCTAACACTCTGCACGGTGTCTTCATTGCTTTCTTCCCACCTGACAACTTTCCTTCTCCGACGTATGAAGATTGGTACACCGTTCCAGGAACCAAGACTTACAATTTGAACGATGGTGGTCTCTACGGCGATCCTATCTTTGATAAAAAGCAATACTTGGTCAAGCGATCGATGTGGAAAGAACCACAAATGGTCAGCGGTGAACTTGTTGCTCTGCATCAAGGAAAAATTGGTATCACGTCTGGCTGTTTCATTGATTCAGCCAATATCAGAGTTCCCGGCGCTCGCGTTGCCGTCGGTGCGTCCGGTATGCTTACTTATACTACCACTGATAGTCACACCATTGCGACTGTCGAGCGTTATCAGCCCGACACCGAAATGTTGTACATTATCATGCATTAATTAGGAGTAGAAAATGAACGAGACAGAAAAGTTTCAAAAAGCCTTAGCTGAGACGGCAAAAACAGCAGGCAAAGATCTGGCAGGTAAGTCTGCTTTTGCGGAATTGTTGGTCCAAATGGTAGAGCCCAATCATTTGACGCTCGACCTTTTTAATACATTTATGCCCACCCGCCAGGCAAACATTGGCGATCCAATTATCCGACGTCTTCGTCGCGGTAAGTACTCGGTTCAGTCAATGGTTCCGGGCACCAATCACTTGGTCAGTCAGCCAACCACTGTCCAGGACTATCACTCATACGTGTTCGATCGTTTGATCGGCGGTGTGCGTGAAAGCCTTTGGAACGTGCAGCAGGGTAACATGATCACGGTTGAAATGATGCGTCAGCAGCTTGCGTTTGACCTTACCGATAACTTGGTGAACCGTGTGTTCAACTTGCTGTCGTCGGTCTGGACCACTGCAAACACCCCATCACACTATGTGGAAACCGCAGCGTTGACCTACACGGCTTTGGATACGCTGCTGGAAAACGTCATGTACACCGCAGGTGGTGTCAAGGCTATTATCGGTACTCGTAAAGCGTTGCTGCCAATCTACAAGTTTGCCAGCTTCCGCGAATACATCTACAGTGGCACTTCGAACACGATTGCATACCCGGTTAACGAGAAGTTGATGGAGTATCTTAACACGAACCGTGTTTCGTACTACATGGGCGTGCCGTTGATTGAACTTCCCCAGGTGTTCAAGAACGATCTTCCAAACCCACGTGCAGCACTCATTCCAGAAGACAAGATCATCCTCGTTGGCAACAACGCTGGTGAAGTATTGTTGTATGGTGGTACTGAATATCAAGAAAGTGTTGACATGACCATTCAGCCAGCAGATTACACGCTTCACGCGTGGATGAGCTACGGCTTGGTTGTGGATATGCCTCAAAACATCGGTGTAATCAAGATTACTTCTTAAAGGAATTAACTATGGCAATGAACAACATTTACCCAACAGTCGCAGAAGAAGCGTATAAAAAATACGCAAAGGTGCCAATCAACATGCTTGCTGGTCTCCGTGTTGATCCCACCGACACAAAAGTCAATGTTGGGTGGTTACTGAGTACCGACGAAGAGAATTTCGATTTATCGTCAAACAGTAGAAAAGCTTTTGTATACGAAGACGAAGTAATTGAAATCTATTCAGAAATGGAAGACAAAGTGTTTCGCCGCTTAAACAAAAGTCTTTTTGCAAAAGGGCTGTTGAAAGATTACCACGAGTCGCAGCTCCCTATTGACACGAAGAATTTTCTATCTGACGCAGAAGTCGCAGAAATTGTAGACTTGCGTTCAATGGTTGAATTCTCATCGCGTTTAGAAAAGTTTGACTCTCTTTCTACTTTAGAACGAATTAGAGATTATGCCGTCTCCGAAAACAAATCGGTAAAAAAGGTTCAAGCTATCGAAGCTCGGATCAAGGCGGTACAGGATGTCGTTGATTAGTGAAGCTCTTTATATACGGGAGCAGTCTGAGCAATTTCTTGTTGACAGCTGCATTATTAAAGTATGGGGCGGATTCACAACTGTTGACGGCGAGTACGCGGAGTCTTTTACAGACTCCGCTCCTACTCCTTGTCGAGTGATAAACAAATCAGGAAAAACAGGAATCTCCGCTAACGCTAAAGATAACATCCAGCTATTAACTAGTTTATCAAGCTATCGACTGCAACTTCCGTACACAACTACGATTACTACAAAAGATAAAATTTTGTACAATTCCATTCTGCACGACGTAGTACATGTACCGCTAAAGCACTCATTAATGGGTGCTTTTGTTATTTACATGGAAAAGCAGCAATGACTGACCTTATTCAAAAGATTAAGCAGTTTATTGTTACGTTAGATACTGTTAACGATCAACTTGGCCAGGTCATACGCGGTCTTGTTCAAAAAAATGTTGAGGATTATCTCGACACCCTCGCGGACATAAGTCCGGAAGAAGAGACACGCATGTATGGTAGGACACTTCTGCAGTCAGATCTAACCAATAACAAAAATTTTAGAGACCGTCTAAATAGCTACAAAGATGTTAATAAAGAAATAAAACAAATTACGGGAGATCCGGTTTTGACTTTGGATACTCTCGAAAATCCTTTGAAAGCTGCATTGATTGATGATTCTATTTTGCAGTTGTACAAACTCGCAAACGAGATTGTGCTCTTTATCAAAGACGGAAAGATTGACGGCCCTCGTCTCGACATTCTTGTTGAACGGGCGGTGAACATGTCTACTAAAGATGCTACACTGCCTGAGATTAAAGACATGCTCGAAGAGTTAGTTGATCGAGTACAAACAATTTATTACGACAACTTTCAAAAGGAACTAGATCCTGAAGTTGACAAATATATATCGACATTAATAGATGGTGTTCTTTCTGGCAAAGGTGCAGCATGATTATAAACGCGTTATACCCAAACATTTGGCGCATCGTCTCCAGGGCCCTCGTGCAGATATCTGGACAGTATGGTGGTCGCGTATTTTTTAATGCTGCTCCACCTGAAGTTCCCTATCCATATCTTATCTACCAAAGTGACAGTAGCCTCGGATACAGTTACAGCATGTTAAACATGTCGGCGTGGAAAGGCATCATTACAATGAGGTCTATTTCCAGTACGCTCGCAGGAGCATCAGACTCCCTTGCCGAACTTTCTAACGGGTTTCCTGGCCCTTTCGTAGTATCTGGTATTGCTAACATAGCGGTGCCGTACGATGTTCAATTTTATCCGTACAAAGTTTACTCGTTTCCTATAGAACGCCTTAACAGCACCGCTATTTATACAGCGGCTATTGGGGTCGAGGCGTTTATTACGCCACGGTAAATTAGTCGTGATTGAACGTAGTATAGAAAATTCTAAAACTAAAGCTGTGGCTCCTTTCGAAAGATAGTTTGCCGCGCCTACCCCGGTCACAAACCGGCTTTTTATTTTAAACCCAATCTTATGAGGAGAGTTACTTAAATGGCTATTGTTAAAGGTATTGAAGGTTATTTAAAGATTCGCAACGCAGCCGACACCGGCTACGACAATGTCAAGTTTGTCTCGCAGTGGCAGGCCAGCTTGCAGACCCAGCAGGTTGATGCAGGTCCGTTTTTGAACGACAACGGTAAGATGTACACGTTCACCACCACAAAGCGTGTGAACGGTTCTTTCCAAATCACCCTGCCAATTGCTCAGCAGGAAACGCACACTCGCTTGATCAACATTTCAAACTCCGGTGAATACATCGGCGTTTCGTTGGTCTCGAAGGGTGGCTACACCATGACCATTCCGTCGGCAATCATCACTGGCTACCAGTTGACCAATGCTGCAAACGACCAGGTTACTGTCTCGTTCGACTTCATGGACAACGGCGGTTTCTCGGTGAACACGGCTGTCGCTGGCGATTACCCTGCCTAATATTAAGCAGTAAATGCACCCCCTCTGATAGATTACTATTAGAGGGGGTCACTTTTTTTTAAATTTAAGGAGAGAACAGTATGTTAGATTACGCATTTGGAGCCGGAGAATATTACGACAATGTGGATGATTTGCTTCAAGACGATTCAATGTTAGAAGTAGATTTGACCATCAAAGGATTAAAAAAACGATTACGTATACGTGCTCTCAGCTTTGCGCAGATGGAGAAAATTAACCAACTTTCGCAGAAGAACGGAGAAATGGACAACACCGAGTTTACGGTAAATACTATTGTAGAGGGATTGATTCGTCCGAAAATGAATTCAGCACAGGCAAAGAAACTGCTTGATGCCAACGGGGAGGTAGTACGTGAACTCGCGGAAAATATTTGGACTCTTGGAAAAATATCAAAAGACGCTTTCGAGAAGTACCTCGAGACACTTGAAAAGGACGCCTCTATATCGGAGCCCGTCGAAGAATAACGCAGTCGGTATTCTTATGAAAACCGCTATATCCACAAAGGATGAACTTGCGATGTGGATAGACCATTTTTTAAATTCAACGCAGTATACGGCACTAAATGCGAAGAAGCTAGCTAAGCTTAGTTACGCAGATATGGCCGCAATTATAGCGATAAAACAAAAATCTTTAGAAGCAAGCGTCCGCCGCAAACTTCAAAAACAAAAGAAACAAGAAGAAAAGGAATTAATTGAGGAGGCGGAGACTTTCAAATTATTTATGTAGGTGGTGTTAAGTGGCAAAAGACAAGAAACAGGAACTATTAGATTTAATCTCTACGTTAGAACTGTTAAAAGACACAAGTGAGGAAGCCGCTCAAGTTTACAACGATGTGCTTGAAGGTGCTGGAGGTGAGTTTTCCGGAGGTTTTGCCGAGTACTTAAAGGAAGTATTAAAGGACGGTAAAGCTGTTTC